CCCTGATAAGGCCTTCAAAGATGTGGTCCTTCAACCATCACCATTGAGGTGTGTATGGGTACAATTACCCTTAAAGAAGCAGACGAGACTACCAATCGTGTCTTTAACCGTGTGGCAGATGATGCCGCTGGTACGACCACGTTTGTAAATCTCGGTACTGGCAGCTTCGGCGCGGCTCGCAAACTCAGCTTTTCGCTGAAGGTGCCAGCCAACCTGACCACCGGTCGTATCAATATTCGCCAAAAGATCATCGTCCCGTTCGTCCGTGAGGACGGCACGACGGAGATCACTCTGGCGGATTGTACGTACCTGATCCCCGCATCGCTCAACGCGACTGAGAGGATGGAGCTTTGGGTGCTGAACAAGCACCTGAATCTCGACGCCGTAGAAGCGGAATTGCTCCGCAATCTGAACCTCCCGCAATAAGGGGAATTCAGCTATGGCTACTAGACTTTCTCGTTTAGAGAAGCTTAGTGGAACCTCTGATTATAAGGGTTCCGTCTCCAATCTCCTTTCTGAGTGGAAGTGCGTGCAAAGTGACCGCACTGCATTATCGGTTGCCCGTCAGCTTTGGGCCGACATCGATTCTCCTGTCTCATTATCTCTTGAGATAATGGCTCGACACGAGGACTTTGATCAAATCCTTTCTAAAGGAGTTGATCCTGGATGGTACTTATCTGGAGAAAAATTCTCCGATGACTATCACGCGGTGTCCTTCCTCAAGAAGTATCCGCTTAAACGTGGCACTTCGTTCGATCCCCAGAAAGCTGCTTTAGATACCTTTATGGCATCTGAGGCTCTTTGCAAGGAAACGAATCGACGTTTCCGGGCCTATAGACGCAATGGCTTTCATAGCCTAAAACCCGTTCTTCACTCGATACTTCATCGGGCGGAACGGATTGTGTCCTATATACTCGGCGACTTCGATACTGAGGAAGCGGTAAAGCTTGCTAAGCTGGGACCGGGAGCGACCATGTCTCATGGTGGTTTCAAGGTGTCCGCTTATAACAAACTTACTGGTCGTCACTCGGTGTCTACAGAGTTAGCTGTCCTGGGTTCACAGCTTTTGGCTGCTTATCCAGGGTTCAGTCGCTCTATGCCCTTATCAGGCTTAGACGTTGTACCGGGCAACAAGTTGAGTTTTGTTCCAAAAACCGCTAAAACCGATCGCTGCATAGCAATCGAGCCTTCCGTCAACATCTACCTCCAGTTAGGGGTAGGTCGCCTTATGGCTAGACGTCTCGCACGCAAATGTGGTATTGATATAGCTAACCAAGCTGATCGCAATCGCGATCTCGCCCGGCGCTATAGTCTTAGCGGCACCGGCGG